TTTCTACGGTATCTAATTTAGTTCCGTCAGCAGCTACATCTCTGCCATCTACTGTTCCCGATACAGCAATATTACCAGCAACATCTAAAAGTTCTGTCGGAGCAACAGAGTTACTACCAATTTTTAACTTACCTCCATATCCCTGTAAACACATATTTCGATCATTGCTAACTCCAGATTCAGTTGCCTGTATAAAATATGTTCCACTACCTGATGGGAAATCATCAACAATAAGATGATTTGCTCTTAAGTTTGTATTTGTGGCATGAGTAAGAGTTAGTGCTGCATTACCTTGCGTACCTTGATTACCGTCTAATGATGATATGATACTTTGCGATCCAAAATTAGGAGAAATTTTTGTACCAGCAATAGCAGCACTCGCATTTATATCCGCATCTACTATCGCTCCATCAGCTATCTTGGCACTTGTTAC